TATGGGCGGCTGTGGCGCTGTTCATCATTGTGCTGCTGTGGGATATGATCTTTAATAGTTGCCAATTATTCATAACGCTACTGATTTGGACATGGGAATGAAAATTGAGATTTACTACCACGATAAACCGGCCGAGAAAATACCGGTTTACAAATTAATTGAAATTAAGCCTGACACGGTTATTCAACGCCGAGGCAAGAAAGTATATTTGGTTAAGGAATTATGAAGCTTTACCACTACCAAGAAGAATACCTGAAGACACTACCGCCTAGCTGTATTATGGCGGCCGATCTTGGTACAGGTAAAACTTTGATGAGCCTTGCACATTGGGAGAGACAAGGCACAGGCCGGCCATTACTTATTGTCGCACCGGCTAGCAAAATTAGAACTGGTGACTGGGAAGCTGAAGCGCGCCGATGGTTTCCACACAGCAACGGTTACTTCGGTGAGGTTGAGCCAAATATCACATATATCAGTTACGAAAGCTTGCGGCTTATGGATAAGCAAACACGCCGGCCGCGACACTGGCAGTTTACCGGCGCACGAAATGGTGGCAAGGTTTACGATGTTATTGCCGATGAGTGCCACGCACTCAAAAACCCACAGAGCAAGCAGAGCAAGGCAATTTATGAAATTAAACAGAGCGGCGGCCTATTTATTGGCCTGAGCGGTACACCGATGCCGAACGGTTGGATCGACTTTGCCGGCTACTCAAAATTGTTTGGCTTTGTGCGCGGTATCACTGAGTTTAAGAATAAATATTGTCGCATCCAAGATTATAAGGGCTTCCCTGAAATTATTGGTTATAACCAAGTGCCAGAAATGGAGTCACAATTAAGCCGTATTGCATACCGTCTGAGCCGAGAGCAAGCGGCCGAGTTGCCGAGCCGGCGAATGTTTGGAGTAAATATTGAGCTACCAGCCAAAGATATGAAGCGCTACATCACATGCAAGGTTACGCGCCAAGATCCGAACACTCAAGAGATATTAGATAACTCAAGCCGGTTGTTATCTGTTTTACGTCAATCAACAGTAAATGGGCGGCTAGACAATTTGCTATCAGTGGTCAATGATACCTCAGATAATATTGTGGTGTTCTACAATTACATCAGTGAGCGCCAAGCAATACTAAAAACTTTGGCCAAAACCGATAAGAAAATATTGCGCTACGATGGCGAAAAGCACGACAAATTACCGGCTGCCGATGCCGATATATCAAATACGATATTGGTTGCGCACTATAAGAGCGCCAGTACTGGCCTAAACCTACAATGGGCTAATGTCACGATATATTTCAGTCCAACATATTCATACCAAGAGTTTGAACAGTCGATCGGCCGCACGCACCGCACCGGCCAAACCAAAAAATGCCTGTACTATTTGTTCAATGTTCGCGGTACAGTAGATAAAACAATATGGAATTGCTTGCGCGACAAGCGAGACTTTAACGAAAAACTATGGAAGGCAGAAGAAGATGAGTAGTACCAATCGCGGCTATGACCGCCACGCATCAGATTATTATGTTACGCCGATACAACCAATTTACGATTTTTTTAATGCGTTTTTGGCTGCTGAAAGCGAAGCGCCAGAATATATAAAAATAATTCAACAACCAGATAAAGGTGTATGGCTTGACCCTTGTGCCGGCGGTGATGAAAAACACCCGATGAGCTACCCTACTGTAATTCGTGATTTATTTGATCCGTACAGTCTAAACACACTCGATATTCGTGAAGATAGTTTGGCGCGTGATAAAGGCGATTACCTAAAATTAAAATTAGCGTTTAAGCCTAACTTTATAATTACCAATCCACCGTTTTACTTAGCCAAAGAAATTATAGAAAAAGCGCTTGATGATGTTGCTGATGGCGGCTATGTAATTATGTTACTGCGATTAAACTTTTTGGGATCGCGCGGTCGTTATGAGTTTTGGCAAAAGCACATGCCTAAATATATATTCGTGCATCACCAGCGCATGAGTTTTACTGAAAACAAGGCAACCGATAGCATTGAATACGCACACTTTGTTTGGCAAAAAGGGTTTAACCCTGATTGTAGTGAGTTGGCTATAATATGACATACGTTTGTGGTTTTGCGGCCGTTAATAATGGCAAACACTGTTGGATAAATGGCCATTGTGTTGTGTGCAAAATACTACAAAAAAGTATTGACAATGTTTAATATCTTTGATAAGCTAATAACACTAAGCAAAGGGGGAACGCTGCTTATGAAAATCAAAGTAAAATCTGTCTCTGACACTCTAAAAGGGGTTGTTGGTTATGATGGTAAGAAGTGGTTTATCACGCGATGGATCAAAGGGGATTAATGGATAATGCATTACTCAGAGTCGGGCTACCTGTCAGATGCGGATTTGGAGACTGTGGAACTACTGGATTTGTCAGACCAAAATGTGTTGATCCTAAGCACGCCGGTTGGTACAAGTCCAAACTATTTCGCAGAACTAGCAAAAAGCGATGGTACTGCCCCGAACACTACGAAGAAGGGAGAGCAATAGACAACAGATTTTACGAAAATTACCGCACACCGGATCCGTACCCGGAACCTAAAAAGGTTGAAGAAACGGTTGATGAGCTTTACAAATTAATAGATTAAGGACAGAAGACATGACAGCAAACCAAACCAATCAATTAGTTAAGAACCCTAACACCAAGAAAGCTATGGCCGTACTGCAAAAGTTCGCCAAGCTTGAGAATGAATACAAGGCAGCCGAAAAAGAAGCGAAGGCGGCTACCGAACTTATTAAAAACGCTATGATCGAAGCCGGCGTGCCGAAGATTGATATTGATATGCCCGGACTTACCGGCTACATCACACTGGCAGAGCGCACCAATTATAAGCTTGAAGAAGGTGTTACGATCGAAGAATTACCAGAGCAATATAGCAAGCGCGTGCTTGATACTGATAAGGTCAAGGCCGAAGCGGTGCTAACTGGTCAATTGCCAGCCGGCGTTGCTGAAAGCAAGACTCAATACATCACCAAGAAGTTCAAGGTAGAAAAATAATGCTAGAGCTTAAGCAGTTTATAGAGCTTGAGCCTAACGAGGTATTTGCTACCGGTGAAACTACTGGTGGTTACGATACTGTGAACCAATGGGGCAAAGGGCAACACTTGAAATGGCTTGCCAAAACCGGCAACGATGAAGATTGGGTGATCCGTATTGCCCCTAGTGATTGGAAGGATGAGCAGATTTTAGCCACCGGTGATTATGTTCGTGACCGTAAAATAATTAAGAAGTTTGTGCCGTGTGATAGCGCGGTGCTAGAAAGGTATCAGGTTTGATATGATCGGACACAAGATTAAGCTTTATAATTTGCCGCGGCGCGTTGATGTTTGGTGTGAATATTTTGCTAGGCTTCAGAACGCGCAAGTATCGCCGGCAAGCCAAAGAACTTGTTGAGCCATATATGCGGCGCAAGGCTTTACCGTTTTACCAAGAGCTTGTTGAAATGTTTGCTGACAAGCCGGGTGTACATTTGCATCTGAATGAAAACGGTTCAATAACTGTAACAGATAAACGTAAACAGGAGACAAACTAATGGAAGAAGTTAAGATGCACGCTATTTGGGCTTCAGTAATTGTACTGATTATAGGCATGGTATTTGCAGCTATAATTTCAAATAACTTGGCCAACAAATCATTTGATCGGTTTTGTGTTGCTAGTGGTAAATCCTTACAATATCGAACCTTAGAAGGTCAAGACATGGCCGTAAAGGAGTGTAAATAATGGCAAGATTAATATTTGTGCTGGGTAACCCCGGCACCGGCAAGTCCACAAGCTTGCGTAATTTAAGCAAAGAAGATGTTGCGTACATCACCGTAACCGGCAAAGAGTTGCCGTTTCGCAGCACCATTAAGCCTACCATCGCGCGCAGCATGGATGATGTGCAAAAGATGGTAGTGGCCAGCAAAAAGCCAATCGTGGTGATTGACGATGTTAATTATCTGTTCACCAAAGAAGTGTTTGGCGCCAGTGAAAAAACCGATAAGTGGGATACTTACGACAAAATCAGTAAGGACTTCTACCGCATTGTGCAGTCGATCTTAAACAAAGACACCGAGCAAAACTTTTACCTGTTCGGTCACCTTGAAGATCCTGACTCTACTGCTAAGGCACTTAAGACACTTGGCCAAGCAACACGGAAGAATAATAACCCCGAAGGCTGGACTAATATTGTATTTGAGTCGGTGGTTGAGCTTGACGAGTTTGTGTTTAAGGTTAAGACTGATGGTAGCGGCGTAAAATCGCCAATGGAAATGTTTGACCAGCCAACGATCGAAAACGATCTGAAGCTTGTTAATGATAAAATTAATGCCTACTACAAAGGGGGTAAATAATGGGTAAAACCACACCGGGCTATCGAGTGGCCTACAATATCAATCCGTTGCTTGTAGCAACAAACCAGACCGATGAAAATGAAAATCCTACTGGTGGGGATGTTTACCTTCAAGTTACCAAGAATGGTGATAGCGAGTTCCCAGCCTTAGTAATTAATTGGCAAGATGGTGCGCGTGGCATGGGTGAAAATCCTGACGGCACACCGGTATTAGCAGATCCTAATGGTGCATTTGTTGAAGATGTACTTTGGGCTGCGCTTCAGCGTTTAGAGTTCTTTCAAGAGAGCCAATATCGTTGCCGTGAAAATGCTATTGCAATTACCAAAATTGAAGAGGCGCTTTTCATAATGAAAGACCGCCAGCTATCACGCAGTTATCGCGGCGTTGAAGGAAAGCACGAGGTTTTAACTGCTTATGAAAATCCACCAAAATCAA